GGCGATGATGCGGCGCTCCACGCCGTAGCGGTTTTGGACTTCTTCGCAGAAATCCCAGGTGGTGGCGCCGCCCGTCATGATGATTTCGTCGAAAACCCACAGGACGTCGCCCTTTTTGACGGCGCAAATGCCTGACATGGGGTCGATGTTGAAGTCCACCCCCAGCAAAAGGGGCAAAACCGGCAAATCTTGCACCACTTTGTCGATGTTGTCGTCCGAGAATGAGACGGCGACGAGACCGCTGAGATTCTCGAAGCTGGCCTCGAATTCTTGGCGGAAGGTGCGGGCGTCCAACTGGGCGCGGGCGGCTTCGATTTCGGTGGCAGGGACATTGTCGCCCTCAATCGTGGTGAATTGCCAGCGGGCCCAGTCCGGATCGTCCTCCTCGCAGTAGCACCAGAGGTCGTAAAACCAGCTAGCCGTGCCATCGGGGGTGGAAATGAAGAGGGCCCAGCCCTGTTTGTCGGCGAGGGCGGGGCGGATGACCTCGAACCAGACCTCGCTGTCCATAAAGGCGGCCTCGTCGAGCACCACGCCCGCCAAACTGCGGCCTCGGAGGGCCATTGCGTTCTCCGTGCCCTTCAATTCGATGGTCGAACCGTTTACCAGCTCGATCTTGAGGTCGGTTTCGTTCTTGCTTTTGACCCAGGCTTTTGGGACGAGGCGTTTGAGGAGTTTCCAGACGATGTCCTTCGCCATCCGGTAGCTGGGGGCGCAGTAGAAATAGGTTTCGCCGGGGCGTTCGATCGCTCCACGCAAGAGTTCGACGCAGGAGAGGTAGCTCTTGCCGAAGCGGCGGCCGGCGACCAGTACGCGGAAGCGGGTGCGGCTTGCAAAAACTTCGCCCTGTGCGTGACGAAGACTGACGGTGTTATCGCTCATGCGGACTACCCTACTGCAATAGACATTATTAGGTGCCTATTTTTTCGGGGCCTGATGTACCAGGCAAGCAGAAAACCGCCCACTACCCCCGGAGGTGTGTAACAGAAGAGAGAAATGAGAATGTATCAGTAGGTTCCCGGGGCCCCGGTGTGCGCTTAAATATACCGAACTGCGCCCCCTTAAGTGATAGCGAGGCGCAGTCGGTTTGTGATATAAACTCAGTCGAATCCGTATCCTTTCGATACAATCTTAAAGTTGCAAAGATCGGGCCTCGTTAACCGTAACTTGTCGACCAGATCCTGTCCGTCCCACGCTGTATCTACAACCCAGCTACAACCTACAAACTGTGCGGGTTCTTTATAGTCTGCGGTGACTTTGTGGATGGTGAAGCGGGCCATGGGTGAGCTCCGTTGACTACCTGTCAATTGTAGCACAAAGCAGGCCAGCTGCGAGCAGTCCGGCAGCCAAGGGCAGGGAAGCGGTGCAAGTAGCACTGATCAGTAGCACTGCGGCAAGGGTGCGGTTCATGGTGGTTCGTAGTGAGAATGATTATCAGTGTTGGGGGTAACGGATCTGGCAGGGTTGGCCGGCAGGGTGCCCGTTCTGTGGTAGTCTGGCCCTGCCGAACCGAAAACGCTAAATTCCGATACGTTCCGAAACCTTACGGGCTCCTGTGCCATGGGCCCTGAACGCCACAACGCAAGCCCGGTCTGACCGGGTGCAGAGCTGACACGTAGCACAAGTCACGCCATCTTTTAACTGGGCCGGACAGGTTTGGAATTTGACGCCGTCCAATTCCCACGACCGGCGTTGATCCCCCTCAGGAACCACACACACGCTGGGGAACCCCTCACTGTGCCGTTTCGCCGCTTGCGTCTCAGAATCACAAGATAGGTTAACAGTAAACCCCTCTTGATTGCAGCGCTTTACGATAGTTAGGTTGTGCTCGTTTTGCACGTGGTGAGTGTACGTAAAGGCCCGCAACTTAGCAGCGGTGAATATAGTCGAAAGATAGCCTACAGTTTCGGATTGGATGTAACCGCTCCCATCCTGCGGGAGATCTCCCGCCTGATTGTGACGCAATAGCGAACCCGGCTTAAGTTTTGCGGCCGCGATGCTATCTTGTAAATCAAGCCAGGACCCACCGCGCTCTCCTTTAGTTACCTTGTCCCAATGTAACTTTAAAGGTCCGGAGGCAGCGTAACAGCCGCCGCCGTTGTTAAAAGGACAGGTCGCCGGACAGGTGCGAGCATCCGACGTGGTAACAGCAATGGGGCCCGTTTTGGCGTTGGAGCTTTTAGGTGTGAGGTGGATGGTCAGCATGGCGGGTTTGCCTGATTGCTCTCCTACAATACATCCGCCAGACCCCCAGGCAAGCCCTTTCCCCTATTGTGACAGATTAGATTAAATTATGGCTGCCGTAGGCTAGGATCTGAGCCGTGAACATACGTACTACCCTCAGACAGTAGTACACCCGTTCCCTAGTACATTGATACCCTAGTACACCCGTACAGTAGTACGCCTGTGCTTACATACATCTGTACTCCAGTGCATCTGTACGTATGAATGGAAATTCAGGCATGAATGGAAATTCAGGCATGAATGGAAATTCAGGCATGAATGGCAATCATGAATGGCGATTTACACCAGCACAAACAACATTCCCTTGGCGGTGTTCGCCATTGAAATTAGCCGCGCATCCTTTCCAGGTGCCAGGATGAATGTCTGCATGAATGTAATCGCCGCATCGATGTGATTGTGGCCATTACTCTGCCAATCCCGATACAACTGCCGGTGCCGCTTCTTGCCAGGGTATCCAGCAAGATCGGCAACCATGAATGCGGCCTTGTCATCAGTGGCCGCCCGGTACGTAGTTTCTACGATCCAGCAGTACGGCGTACTATCCCAGGCAACATCAACGGGCTGCGCGGTTTCGTAGTTTGCGACGATGAATGTTCCGGGTTTGTTTATCATTGGAGGTGCTCAGATAAGGTTGAGAATGGAGAGCCAGGATTCGGGGTGATCGGGTTCTACGGTCCGTCCATCAGGCGTTTCGCAGACACTATCCATCACCCACAGTTCCAGCTCGGTGTCAGTGGGAAGTGGCCACCATTTGCCGCGCCATTGCATCCGACGAACATTCCCAGCCTGATCAATTGGGCGCCCACTTTCTGCAGCCTTTACAGCTGCAATATCGTCGCTCTCATCGGCCTGGGCAAAATTTTGCCAGGGGCAATTGACGGAACTTACCAGATTCCCCCATGCCTTTTTATGGGGCCAGTCCTGAACATCCCCGGGAGTTTGGATCAGTCCGAACCTGGAATCCCAGTTCTTCGCCACCTCGGTAGCTTTCTTGAGGCTGCACAGTAGGGTGGCGCAGCTGAAACCCGTGGGGGTGTGGGTGATGACCCACTGACCCCGGCAGGCCTTCTCAGCCCCATCCTTGAGAGGTGGGGTGACTGCCAGGTGCTGTCCCACCCAACGGGGACGGACGGTGGCGGTGCCATCCTTTGTGGCAACTTCTATGGTCGGTGCCATTGGTCGCTGGCTGCGGTACCCCCAAAGTGTGGACCCCAGGCAGCCACCTACCCTCCTTCTGTTGTGCAAGTTTACAAACCGCCCAGGGGGTTGCGCTTTCTCCTGTTATGTGCAAGGGTAAAGGCTGACCTTCGCTCTACCAAGCATGTCAGGTGGTGACTGGAACACCAAGGCAGAACAGAAACGTCTGGCCGCTGATGCCCGAGAACAGGAGCGCGAGGCTATCCGCCTGGAGAAGCGCATGCTGCGCGATCTCCGGTGGACTGCAGAGCGCTCCAGGCTCCTTGAGAGCGACTGGCAGGATCTCCTCCGGCTTCATCAGCAGTACGGCAAGGAGGGCCCCAACCAACTGTGGTTGGAGCTGATCCCGTATTGGAGCCAGTCGCAGCGTCTCAACGGCGGGACACCCTGTCCTGATGCGCTCCAGCCGGCCTGGGTTGCTGAAATTAACTGCAAAATTTCCGCGCATTCTTCCGTCACCCGCCCCAAGACCACCGCCCGGAAAGCACCTGGAGCACCACGCAAACCACGCGTCGATGCCGGTGCCAAACGCTCCAGCTACAAACCCCGCACACCCAAAACACCCGCCTGAACCATGTCAAATCACGAAACCATTCGCGAGCTGATCAAGTCCGCCGGTAGCCATTTTGTCTCGGTCCAGTTCACCAAGCTCGACGGTTCCACCCGGCAGCTAACATTCAACCCACGCCACTTCGGTGAGGTCAAAGGTACAGGTCACGCCCTCAAAGATCCAGAGGCTATCAAGAACATCGTCCGTTGTATGGACATCTCCAAGGGCTGGAGGAGTTTCGATTGTCGGAGGGTGTCACGTATGACAGTAAACGGACAGACCGTAGAGTTCCACCTAGAAATCGACGCTTAAGTTTGACACCCCAGTCACACCGGCTGGGGCTTTTTTGTGTCAGCCCTTGTTGCGACGATCTTCCACGGTGATATTCAACGTCGGCGCCTGATTAGCAGCGTCCTCCACACTTCCCTCACCCATTGCACGTCCCAGGCTATCAAGAAGTTGTGCGACCACCTGGAAGTTGCCACGCTTGAGGGCTTTCTTAATGGTGTGCATCCGCATGTTGTTCACTTGGTTGAGGAATTCAGCTCGCTCTCCAGCGAAATCCTCCTTCATCAACTTCTTGGCTTCTGCAAGATAGTTTTCTGCCTGGCGGTAGCTGACACCGTAGCGGGTGGAAAGTTGGCAGGCATTCTCTCTGTACGATCCACCCTGAATCATCAGCATGTAGGCAGCGTTGACACGCTCCAGCATCTGGGCGTCGTTGATTGGACGACCCTTTGAATAGCGATTTTCGGCCCGAGTGAATGGCGAAGGAGAGCCAGCCGGCTTCTCGGGCTTCACACCACCGTCAATCGGTTCGATGTCGTCGTTCTGGTTAATGTCGTCGATCACTGGTACCACAGTCACTAACTGCTGAATGCAGTGTAGGGGTAAATTAGTCGCGGCAGTAGTTGCCTGCTGTGTTCCAGCCCAATGGACAGGTGCCCTCCTTTATGATCAGCGGCCGACTTGTGCTACTGCTGGGCATGCAATACGCCCCACTCCGATACCACCCCAGGGGGCAATAACCCGCTCGAACTACGGGCGTCTGGAGCTGTACTACAGTAGATAGTAGGAGGCTAAGCATGAATGGAATTCCAGTCCTTGAATGGGTTTTTGCGAGGCGTTAGCCGAGCTTGAATGGGTTTTCTGCTAGTGTTAAAGGGTATGAATGGGTTTTCGCGAGGGCGAAGCCCGAGCTATGAATGGGGTTTTGAATGGCGTGTAGCGGCAATGGCACCAGGCCGTTGGGGGCGCAGCAACGCAACTGGTTGCGGTTCCTGCAGGCCAACCCGGGGCCGAATTTTGTGGAGCTGCCCCAGAGGGATCTGGATGCAGTGGAGGGGCTCCGGCGTAGGGGCTTGGTGAGTATGGAGAAGACAACCATCACAAGCAAGCGGGGCGTTTCGGTGTGGGAGGTTAAGGCGCTCCAGTGAGGCCCAAGTAGTAACGCTCCACCCGCCCAAGGAACGAGTCCTTAGCCCAGGCTAGTTCATCCAGGTCGAAGACAAACACGTCCGGTTTACCGCAACGCCGGGCTAGTACCACTGCTGCTCCAGACGGCCTCAGGCCGGTCATGTATTCCAGTCCAAGGGCATAGGCGCCTAGTTGGTCGAAATAGCTGTGCCCGCGTCCGATCTCCTTGCGTCCCACGCTGGTTTTCCAGTCCGCGACGATCAACCCTGAATGGCCTTTCAGTGAGACCAATGCGTCGCAGGTTCCAGCGAATCCAGCCGGATGGTGGATGCTGAACTCTGAGGCGAAAATTTCGGTGACGTTCTCGGCGATCCAGCCGGAAAGCCCCCGGGCATAACCGGAGGCGCTCCAGCCGACTTTGGGGACGTTGGGGTGGACTTTGCTGAGGGCCCACTCCGTAATTTTACTTGGGATGCGGGCTAGGCCTTGGTCGTCCCAGTGAATGGCGTTGCGCTTGTTTGCAGTGCTACGTGCCAGGCGTTGTGAAGTTTTGAGAAGATATTCGGCCTGGGAGTGGGCCATGTTGCCCCGGTTTGCTGCTACATCCCGCTGCTGCGACGCTTCCTCGGGTCCCAGTCGTTTGATCCAGTTGTCTAACCCGGTGGTGTCGCTGGTTTCCTTCAGGATGTGTGTAACACTATGGTAGATAGTGCCTTTTGAGTCTTTGTAGACCCTGAATGGGCCAGAATTGTCTTGTACCAGCCTCCTTTGGCGTAGTCCTGCCAGGGTGTCTTGTGTGTTGGAGGCCATTTGGATACTCTTTCCCATCAATACAATACCCTGTAAAACGGCCTTTGGCAAGAAAAAGCCCCCGGTGAAGGGGGCGGGTTTACTTAATGATGATTAAGTTGCCGGTCAGGCTGCCTTAAAAGGGTTGCCACCAGTGAGAAGTCGGCTGATGTCGAAGCCTTCGGATTTGGCTTCCAGCCAGGCTGCATCGAGGTGCTCTTGGCTGCCCTTCTTGCGAGGGGCAGGGCGGAGGGTGTACTCAGTGGTAAGGCCGGCGCCCTTCTTGGACAGGATGAAGTCCCACTCCAGCAGGTTTTCGTAGTCCTCCATCTGGCTGACCTGATCCAGTTCCTTGATGATTGACTTCTGGGTCAACTGCAGGACCTGGACTTTGCCCGCGTCGTAGACGTACACCGGGACAGCGATGAAAAATTTGATGTCCACGGTGCCGGGGCCGCCACGGCCTTCGCGGGGCTCGAAGTCGCCCAGTTCGGCGGTCACGTCCTCGGGGGTGGGCTGGTGGTCGAAGCGGAACGGCTTGGATTGGCCGTCACACTGGCCCCAGCACTCGAAGCCTTCGAGGGGTTGGTCGGACAGCAGTGCGAAGCGGACGGAGCCGCCGTCGGGAAGTTTGGAGACTTGCAGGTAGCCGCCGCCGGAAGCGGAGCCCGAAACGGATGCTGCGGCTTGCTTGGAAAGGAATCCCATGGTCTTGTTTGTAGGGTTTGGTCGGGCTGTGTTGCCCAACGTGTGACACAGTAACACGGGGTTGCGCCCGCGTCTACCCTAATAAAACGGCCCCAGCGGGAAACCGCCGAGGCCGTGGAAACACACATTCCTGTAGGAGTCTAACACTGTGTCAAGAGAGTCTCAAGAGTTGCTGGCTTTTGTGCGCCAGTTGCCGGTGGGCATGGCGTACACCCCCATCTACGCCAAGGGCTGCAAGCTGGTTTCCGGCACCGTCAGTAAGGGCAAGACGCCGCTGGAGCGGGCGCACCACGCTGACCTGAATCCGGCTGATGTGGCACTTCAGATTGAGCGGCGGCCGGATGTGTTCCGGGCTGTGGGAGTGTTTACGGGTGCCAGGAGCAAGGGTCTTGTGATTCTTGACGTGGACCGCAACCTGGCGAAATTGAAGAGCAAGTGGGGTGAGTCCCTGGAAGGGGCCCCCATGGTTACCAGTACCAAGCCGAATGCGGCTAAGTACCTGTTTCGGGTGCCCGAGGAGCTGTGGCCCGAGGTCAAAGGTTTTGGACTTTCGGATACAGGGGCGGGCTATGAGGTCCTGTGGGGCCGCCAGGGGCTCCTGTACGGGGCTTACCCGGGGTCTACCGATGGGAAGGGCGCAGAGGGCTTCTACGGCTTTGTAGGCGATCTGGAGGCCATCCCAGAGGCTCCAGGGTGGTTGCTGGCGGAGATGAAGGACCACGCCGGGAAAGAGGTGGCGGATGGTGGCTTCATCAAGAACCGCAAGGCACTGGATTTCTCAGATCGAGACCCCGGTGAGGTGGCTGAGATTATTCAGTCCGCCCTGCGGGTGATTCCAGGGCAGGGGGCTGGTAGCCGGGACCACTGGATCAAGGTGGGTATGGCGATCCACTCGGAGTTGCCGACCGAGTTGGGCATGACGTTGTGGTCGGCCTGGTCGGCAGATGACCCGGAATACGCCGATGAATGGTCCGACGCCAATCCCTGCGAGCAGGTTTGGAAGAGTTTCAAGAAGGGGCCGGTCAGCCTGGGCACCCTCTTTTGGATGGCGGACCAGCAGATGCCCGGGCGGTTGTGGCTGCCGGAGGATTTGCGGAAGGTGGTGGCCGACGTGGAGTCGGACAACGTCATCCGCTACCGCCAGATTCAGATTCCTTACAGCGAATTGCTGAAGCGGGCCAAAGCGATCCAGGAG